GGGAATACATCGACGCAGTGGCCGAGGAAACCAACCGCCCCGGCTGGCGCTCCACCCCGACCAGCCAGCGCATGCTCTGGTACCGCTCGCGCCGGCACCTGATGGGCGGTCACGCCGTGATCCGCTCGCCATGGCTGCGCGGCGAGCTTTCCACCGCCGAGATCGACATCACCAAGATGCGGGCGAAGGCCGCCCACGGCTATCACGACGACCGCATGCAAGCCGCCAGCATGTGCTTCTGGGCGGGCCACAAGTGGACTTACGACACTGACCGCATCGAGATCCCGGTGCTCGAGAGCATGGCCTCTGGCGAGCAGGATTACCAGCGCATGGCCCCGACGATGGACAGCCGCGGCAACACCGAAGGCTACACCAGCTATGCCGACTGGAAGGCCGATCAGTTGGCGCAGTTCGAGGAGTAGCGGTAGGGTGGGTTATGTCCGCCAGACAGACCAAACCCGCCATATCGCCCGATAAGCTGGGGCAGCCCGGATACCCGAAATGCGAAGTGAACTACCTGGACAACGGCACCGCCAGCGTGACTTTCCTGATCGAAGACCCGTCCGTGATAAAGCGCCTCGAACAGCGCGCCGGCCAAATCGACCTGGGCCGCTACTTGTTTGAGAACGTGCTGTACCGGGCGGTGGTGGACCACGTCTACTGATGAATTTCCGCTACCGTCCTGGTCCCTGGTGGTGCGGTGCCTGCAGAAGCCCCGTCGCCAACGCTCCTGGGGACCGGCTCTGCCAGAAGTGCGGCCACGCCAAGCATGAAAGACATGCCCGGGTGCATGCCTCCGAGCGGGCGGTGGTCTACGTAAACCCGCAGACCGGCGAGCACAGAACGCCTGCCCGGGCCGATCTGCCCATGCCCGAAATCTATGCCCGCCAGGGTTTCGAGCGGCATGAGATCCTCGATATGAGCGCCTACGAGAAGAGTCAGGGGGTGGTGCATGAAGCCAGCAATTTTCACCCGGGCAATGAGCCTGTGCCGGAAGCTGATGGCGCGGCTCCGCAGTTGGCTCCATCCGCCAAAGAAGCCCTGATCCGCGATGTAGCCGAGGCTTTTGCCAGCGGTCCTTTCACGGGGGGTGATAGATTAGTCGAGGAAGGCGGCACGTGAAGTGAGTTTCACGCTGTATTTCAACCATCTGTACAACCTGCTGTTCGCTTTGCTGATCGCCATCTCGGTTTTGCCGCCCGACATCGTCAACGTGCTGCCGCCCAAGTGGAAGCCCTATGTGGGAGCGGGTTCCGCAGTGGCGCTGTGGATCAAATCCCACGTCAACCTGTACTTCAACCCTGATGGGACGCCCGCCCGATCGAACTGGAATCCGCCTCCGCCGACGAAGCCGCCAAGTGCAATGATTGCGCTGTAGGAGACCCGTAGGAGACCGCAAAAATGGCCCGATTCTTGAAGCTGCTGCTCCTGCTCGTTCTGCTTTTCCGGCCGCTGGCGGGCCAGGCCCCGCAGTCCACCACCTCGGCCCGCTACTACGTCACGACCGGCGATCAGTCGCTTTCCGGTGCCGGGACTCAGATGACCATCCAGGCCAACAACGGCAAGCGGGTGCAGTTCGAGGTGGCCGTCGTGTACTGCTCGGCGGCCTGTACCATCACGCAGACGCAGAACGGCACGGCGGCCACCAATACCGCCGCCACCATCCGGGGCATCCAGCCTGTCAGCATCTCCACGGCCACCGCATGGTTTCCGTCCAACGTCGGAGCGGGCACAGCATCCAGCGGCGCGCTGCACCTGCAAGGTCCGGCCACTGTGACGCTCGATCTGTCTAGGATCTACTTTGCCGCAGGATCGACTGGGGCTACTAACTATACAGTGGCTATCGGGACCATGACCGGGACCGCCAACATAACGATCTACTGGGGTGAACAATGAGACAACAGGTACTCTTAATGCTCCTGGGAGCATCGCTGGCCAACGCTCAATATCCGCCACCCTCAGGGGGAAGCGGCGGCACCATCGGCGGCGGCGGTGGAACCAGTGTCACGAATCCCGCAAATAACGGGGTTGCGTATTGGAACGGTACCACTCTGACCACCACTCCCACCGGCGGCGCCGGAACGCTCTGCCTGACCTCAGTGGGTGGCGTGGCCCCGGCATGGGGTGCTTGCGCCGGGACCGGAGGCGGCACGGTAACCAGCGTCGGGATGACAGTGCCCGCTTGGCTGGCGGTGGCCGGGTCTCCCATCACCTCTAGCGGCACCCTGGCCGTTACGCCTGCCACCGGCCAGCAGGCCAACGTGTTCCTCGCCACTCCCAATGGCTCGGCGGGGGCCGTGGGGCTGCGCGCGATTGTTCCAGGGGATCTGGCGGGTGGAGTGAACGCTTCGGCGACGACTTGCTTTTTCGGTGATAACGCCTGGAAGACCTGCGGCGCGGGGGGCGGCGGCGGGACTCCGGGCGGTACGACCGGCCAGATCCAATACAACAACGCAGGACTTTTCGGCGGCTTTACTCCGGGCGGGGACGTCACCTTCGCGCAGCCCAACTTCACTGTGACTGGCCTGCAAGGCAGGCCGGTATCGGCTACCGCGCCGACCGCCAATCAGGTGCTGGCCTGGAACGGCAGCGTCTGGATACCCACCACGCCGGCGGCCGGAGGCACCGGAGGCACCTCTGCTTATACGCTGGTGACCTTCAGCGCCACCCCCACCTTCACCGTGGTCGCCTCGACCAGCGTGCAAAATTTCAGGATCAATTTAACTGGCAACGTCACCAGTTCCACGCTGGGAGTGGGTCAAGCCACCACAGGCCAGGACATCGCCTGGATCATCTGTCAGGATGCTACCGGCGGCCGGACATTCACGTGGCCCTCCAGCGTACCCTCGCATATGGTGATCGATGCCACCGCGAATGCCTGTTCCCGGCAGGCCTTTCGCTGGGACGGTACCAATGCCCAAATGATCGCCCCGGGACTCTCCGACGGCGCGACTCCGGGTCTGATTACCTCTACCGGGATCCTGACTCTGCCTACGGCTCCCGATACGCTGGTCGGGCGCGCTTCAGTCGATACTATGACCGGCTCTAAGACCTGGATCGGGACCACCGATGCCAGCGGAGCCGCCCACACCATACCCTCGAAAGTCGGCACCGTGGCGACCAGGCCCGCAGCCTGTACGGTCGGGGAGCAGTATTTCGCCACCGATGGCACGGCTGGGCAGAATCTGTACTTCTGCACTGCGGCCAATACTTGGACCCTGATGAGCGGCGGCGGGGGAGGCCCCGTGGGTCCGACTTATCTTCCGTATCGTGATGCTGCCACGTGTGAAGCATTGGGGGCCGCTTTGGGGACTGCTTCACTCCACTTCAGCAGTCATTTCACAGCGACAGCCAATATGGCGGCGAATTCCGACCTCTATTGCGAAGCCAGCCAAGCAGTGGCCAACCCTCCGACCGGAACATTCTGGCCAGCACTCGTCATTTACCATACTGTTAGTTACTTCGAAGGCCAGTTCATTATCGGTCCCATGCCCGGCTGGACGTCCAGCCATAGAGTGGATGTGAATCTTTACTACAGCTTCGACAGTACAACTACAAGCGGTTCCAATATAGCTTGGCAACTCGCTTTCGGCTGTTCTCATCTAGCGGGGGCAGGGAGTGCCTTTAGCAGCTTTCAGACACTGAATGTTACGGCAGATGCCAACGCTAGCACAGGTCATATCGCAACCTTCACGGGGCTGACCGTCCCTGCGGCGTGTGCCGGAACAGATTACTTTCTGCTTCGGGTGGGGCGCCAGATCGGTGCCAACGGAGACACCACCCCGGCTGCCTCTTCGGTCTACCTTTTAGGAGCGCAAGTATTATGGAACTGAGAGTTTTACTCGTTGTGCTTCCCGCCTGCGCGCTGGCGCAGGTGAGCAATGTCTCCACCAGCGGGTTCAGTGCCCAGCAATACGTGCTTAACTACACCACCGGAGCGCCCGGTTCGAGCTGCACCGTGGATGCCTTCACCGACTCGATCATGAGCCAGGAGGTGAATGACACCAATACGGCCGTCTATGCGAACGCCAATGTGGACACCTCCAGATTCCCTGAAAATGCCGGGCTGGCGAACCGCCACTTCATAATCGGCACCAGGAAAGCCGTCCGCAGCGCGGCAACCCAGTACTGGACATCTCTCTCGCTGCAGGCGGAAACGCAATACTGGTATCGCGTCACCTGCGGGACGGACTATACCGGCACTTTCATCACCACCACAGTCCCGGGTGGAACCGGCGCATACAATGAGAACCTTCCGGCGGATCCCAATGCGCCCAACTACACCTATTTCAATCCTGGGGGCTGGTATGCCTATCCCGAGTTCACCAACTGGACGAATGACGGCGGAGCAGGCAGGCAGGCGGCAAATCTAGAAACCATCATCGACCCGCAGAGTGGAATCCTGCTCAAGAAATTCACTCAACCCGGGGAAGCGCCTCAAGGCGGCGGTAACGGGCTCTTCTACTTTTTCCCCTCCCCAGCCGTCGGTGCCAACTGGTCAACCGCCAATTGCGGTGGCATTAGCCTGACTTCCTGTTTGTCGACTGATGATGCCAATTACGCCAGCTATTCAGGTACCACCCAGGACCGGCTCTATCTGCACGATAATAGCAACATCGGCCAGCAGACCAACACCTACGCCTCATTCGACTCCGTAGAATTCAGCGTCAAAGCGTGGGCCGCGACCGGCTCTGGAGCGAATGCGCAGATCAGCGTCTGCATGACCACCAACGGGGTGAACTGCTTCCCCACAGCGGCCCTGGCAAAGATAGTCACTATCCAGCTGAGCAACGTGCAGACACTGCTCACCGGCGGCAGTCGTACGCACTTCATGCTCAGCGACTGGGTGCCCGCCGGGTACAACATCCCCGAGGAGATCGAGCTGTTTGGACGCGGCGGCACGGCAGACGTGGACGCTTCCGGCAATGTGACCCTAGCGACCACGGCGGAGCGGCAGGGCCAGCGGTTCTACTCCAACTGGACCAACGGGTCCATCATCCATATCACCAACTCTGACTGCGCCATCACCTCCGTCACTTCACCGCAGGCCCTGACGATCAATCTCTCCAGCTGCGTCCCTGCTTTGACAACCGGACTCGGACTCGCGTGGGGCGCGGATACTTTCGGCTTCCTGGTGTGGAAGACCACGGCTTCCACCGATCAGATCAACTTACAGTACGTTTATTGGACTTCCTATGTTTCGAAACGCCCTGGTTGGGCCTCTTCGGGCCTTGCAGGCTACTGCAGCATGAAAGTAACGACGCGCCCCTCTAATGGGCATACCGGCTTCCACTGCGCCACTCGCTCCGACGGATCGAGCTGGCTATACTGGGTGGATAACATCACCGGGGAGGCCGTGCCGCTAGGGCAGTTCAATAACTGCCTAAACGGCGACTGTTACAGCGGTTCTGATCAATGGTTTGAGTATCAAGGGGTTCTTACCACCAGCGTCCCCATTGTGGATGACGGCGCGGGAGGAGAGAACTACTATACTTCGACGGTTGACAATCTCGGTTATGACATTGTAATCAAGTGCAATTTTACCAGCACGAACGAACCCAACAATATCACCGGCCACTGTTACAACCTTGTTCCCCATTCCAAAGGCCTGAGCATTGAGGCCCTAGTGCAGTCCTTCACCGCAGGCCAGACTCATCCAGCATTCGATTCCAATCGGTTTAATAATTGTAGCGCTGGTCAGTTCATCCTTGCCAACCAGGTTCTTGGCGGGACCTGTGCGATGCCCAACGGCGAGCAGAACCAAATGCACTGGTATACCATATACGACCCTAATAAGGTCTGTACGGGTCCAGGTTGCGCCGGATCGATCAGTGCTGGAACGCCCGGGGCCATCATCGCGGCAGTCAGTTCCTTTGGGTCTGGCGGGCCTTTCCGGTGGGGAGGCTCGCATGGGTTCTTCTACTGCGGCTTCAACTGTACGAAGGGCATGCCGACCCCCTATAACCTTCTGGGAGGCGGCATCCCCGGATCAGGCCCCTACGGAGTGTCCCTCACTTCCGGCAATATTACGGCTACCCCCGCCCATCCATGCGGTCCCGCTCAGTATCCGTGCACTATCACTCCTTCGAACGCCGATCCCAATTATCCCCACAATGCCGCCGTAACGGTCACCGGCTACGATGATTGGGTGGTAAGCGGAGAGCCCTGCAACCCGAATCCGTTAGGCGGCACTGGCAACGGATTTGCCAACGGCGGCACGGGAGAGCCCTTCGTCAACTGTCCCTACCACACTGGGTGGGACTACCTAGTTCAAGCCGAGGTTGGCGACATTGCTTGCGTCAATTTCGATGGTGCCAACTGTCAGGAGCTGGTCTATATCTCGGCCAAGCCTGACTCGACGCATTGGACAGTGGCAAGAGGCTTCGGATTCCGTGGGGGTCCATATGCCCTGGGCGGCACAACCTCCGACCCGGCGTGGATCCGGATGTATCCCAAGGGTGATTATGACTGGAAGTACAACGCCGCTACCGGAGCTATGGTCTGGGACTTCGTCAATGACCCTCATGGCCAGGCGGCCTATTCCTGGCCACCCTATGATCACGCCAGCCAGCGAAGTCATGTCAGTATAGGCGATACAACTGATCCGACTTTTTATCTGCAAGACCCACAGGCGTCATATGGGGCCAACTTTAATGATGTCTCCTTGTATCCCGACAGTTGGTCGAGTTTCCCGCATTTTCAGAATACATTTTCCCCTGCTGACTATGCCGAGGTCTGCCAGCCGCATCTTTCCTACAATAATGAGCCGAACGCGGACCCTATAGCATTCGACGTGAAGCCCTGCTGGTTTTTTAGCTCTGGTTCCAGCGGAAACGCGACGAATCCCTCCGGGCACCTCTTTAAGTTCACTTCCACGAGCACAGACGGGGATAATCTGACCCACCTTAGCGGTGCTGCCAGTACGGATGTGATCGCCCGCAAACTGGTGACGACCATGGCCATAGCTGGCAATCAGCCGCTAATTGACATCAGCGGCCAGAACTCTGTGATAGACGGGACCTCGGCACATAACTGGCACTACTGTGTCGCACGCAGGGCGGGGGAGTGCGTGGCTACGCCGGCTTCCGCGATGGGTGATATCTACGTCAACTGGCCCTATCCTTACGTCTTCGACGTCGGTGGTGTAGGGCCTGCACCTAACCCTCCAAATAACTGTACCAACGGCGATTCCAACTGCGGCATCACATTCACGAACACAGGATTCAACACGAATAATGTATCTGAGATCAAGTTCATCCCTGGGGGCACTACCTACGGCAGACTCAGCCGCATCGTCACTTTCGGTCTGGTGCGCTATCGTATGCAGAATTCCCAGGGAAACGTGCATACTCTGCCAGACCATTCCTGGGTCATCGTCCAGGGCAGTGCCAGTCTGGGTCAGTGGTCCGATCAGCCCTGGTTGCTTGCCAAGCTGCCTTCCGAGCCCCTCCCGGATGGCTTCGACCGCACGAACTTCATTCCCACCGCAGTCAGTGTGGCAGCGGGGCAGTTGCCAGGAGGAACGACCAATGTAATTTCCCGGTTCGGCTATGCGGAAAACGGCACTACCACACAGGGATTTTGCACAAGCAGACAAGAGGAATGCATCGCCAATTATAGCGGGGCGGTGCCGACGGTGCCGTTCTCGTTTCCCACTGATGGCTCTCCCACCACGGAGGCTGGCGTGGCCGGACTGGCCTGCGTCTCAGGCTGCACACTCACCATCCCGGCCGTTCCGCAGCGGGTGCTCTACCACCAGGAGGTATACCGCAATGCGTCCAACGCGGTACTGGGAACCAGCAACTGGACGGCCACGATACCGGATACATTGCAGGTAGGTCTCACCACCAGCACCACCGTGCGCGGGATGACGGTAGCCGGAGCCGCCGTGCGCTAAACAGAGGAAGCTCTCAGGTGCCCGACTATTACGATTTGCCGCCTCTCGTGACGGATGAGGCCCAGCCCGGAACTCTGGATTTTCAAGTCCTGGAATGGTGCAACAACCGGCTGAAACGGGGCAGCGAATTTATCGAGAGCCAGATCGGCTACGACAAGATCGACGCCGCGATCAGCGAAATCTTCTCCTACGAGAAGGCCACCGGAGTCTCCTACATTCCCGGTCCCAGGAAAATGAGCCGGACACGCGCCAACTTGGCGGCCAAGGTGGCCGAGGACCTTACCGCCATGCTCACCGATACGCGCTACTTCTGGCGCTACAGCACGCAGAACCCGCGCTACCAGGATCAGGCGCGGCTGTCCAACAAAGGCGGGGAGCAGTGGTACACCTCGCGCAACATCGATCTGAGAATCGGCGACGTGATCCGCTACTACACCATCGCCGGCACCGGGATCGCGCACCTGTACTGGTCGAACCGGCTGAACGATTTCATGCTGGACGCCGAGGATCCCCGCAACGTCTTCCCTATCGACCCGCCCAGTTACCACACTTTTCAGGACGCCGTGGGAGTGATTCTGCGCCGGCCGCGGGCTCCAGAATGGATCAGAGAGGAATACGGCAAGATCGTCCGCCCCGACACGGGCGGCTCGACGGTCGGAAAATTCTTCTCCTGGCTGACGCGCGCTGTCGTGGAAGGCCCCGGGGAACGCGGCGGCCCGCTATCGAAGATGCGCGGTGCCGACAGGGCCATCCCCGGCACGCCGATTACGTTCGTGAACACCATGTATCTGCGCGACAGCCGGACCAACAAGAGCGGTCGCAGGGTGCGCATGGGGCCGTTCGACGACGACGGCAAGCCCTCCAGCCCCTGGTCCTACGAAGTGGCGCCCGGAGCGCCGCTCTATCCGTTCCACCGGCTGATCATCTGGGGCGGCGGTGTGCTCCTGCATGATGGGCCGGCGCCTTACTGGCACGCGCAATTCCCGGTCGTCAAGTTCACCCTGAACCCGTGGCCGATGAGTTGGTTCGGCAAAGCCCCGCTGTGGGACTGCATCCCGCTCCAGGAATCGCTGAACAACAATTTGCGGGTGATCGACGATCATGCCGCCCAGGTGGCCCAGCCCGGAGCAGTAGCAGACCGGAATGTGTCGAAAGCGGAATTCAACAAGTTCAACACCCGCGCTCCCGGCTATAAGATCAAGACCAATCTGGCGAGCGGCAAGGGGATCAATATCATCAACCCGCCGCCGCTTGACCCGCTGATCTGGGAGGTGATCAAGTACGTCGAGGAAAAAATGCAGAAGCTCGCCGGCACCGCTGATCCCAGCGTCATGGCGGGCCTGGCGCAGATTCCCTCAGACGACACCATCGACACCATCATGAAGGCCATGACGCCGGGCATTCGGCTAAGAAGCCGGATCCTGGAGGGGGCCTACAAGGAACTGGCGGAGCAGTTTCTGTTTAACTGGTGGGAGTTCGACACCATGGCGCGCCGCGAGGCGATGTTCGGCCCGTCCGCAGTTACCGTCGAGGATTTTGATTACTCTCCGCGCACCGGCATTCCCGACGATGTGCCCGACGGTGGCCCGGGCGATATCGCCTCCAGCCAGGATGCTCTGGGCACGCGCAACCCGCGCCCGCTCTATGACCGCGCCAAGGCGATGTTGATGAGCTTCCAGTGCAAATTCGATCCGTCGAGCCTTTTGAACAGCGCGGCTCAGCAGGAGCTAATGAAATATTTCCTGCTCGCAAAAATGGGCTACGTCTCCGTGTTTACCCTCATGGACAAAATGGGCATCATGAATTTTGCCCCGCCCAATCTCAAAGTTCCAGCGGATGAGATCAGCCGCCTAGCGTTGCAACAGACGCTGGGAATCGGCATGATCGCCAATGCACAAGGCCGTAAAGCGACTGACCAAGCGCCGCCCAGTCTCGGGAAAAACGTGAACGGTCCCATCATTCAGACCTCTTAGCTCCCACAATATACGACGCTCCGATGAACGCGAAAGCGGCAATCATGAGCAGCGAATTATCTGCTAGTGCTCCAGCCAGCATCGCAACAGCACCGATCAGGTAGAACGCGGAAAACATAGCAAAAAGACCGTGAACGGTCCCATCATTCAGACTTCATACGTTGATCTAGCTTGGGCCTTCGCTGTAGGCCACCACCAGCAGGAGCATCCCCAGGATAAGGAAGAGGGTGACAGCTAAAAACACCAGAACCTTCTTCAGCATTAGGAGCCAACTTACCATGACTTACCACCCCAGACCCTCTGGCGCAAGGGGCTGCTGATATTTTTTCTTACCTCTGGGTGAGCCTGCGTACTAGTCTCGGATCAATACCTTATGGCGGCTTACGACGGTTCTACAACGGCCGGGCACCCTTCCGACAACCTGGACATGCGTGTACCCGGCTTTCCGAAGGTGCCAGGCTTGGCACCGGCCTTTCCCAAGATGCCCAACCTGGCGAAGGCCGCGCCGCGAATCATGGGCGCGAGCCAGCTATTTCAGAAGAAATATCCCGGCAGTCCCGGCAAATTGGGCAAGTCGAGCACCAAAGCCGAGAGCTTGTCGAAGCTGCGCGGCAAAGGAGCACTGGCATGAGGGGACGAAGATTCGGGGGCGAAACCCCTCCGCACCGGCGCGGTTCGACCGCCAAGGGTGGCCGGCTGGGACGTAAGGAGGCCGGTTTCTCGGCACGCTTAGGCCGCATGGGAAAGGAAAAGGCAGAGATCGCCGGTCCTCATCCGGGAGGCCTCTCGCGCAAGTAGATGTCGCCCACGGCCCCTGACCGTTCTTCCGATACCTCTCTGGGTTCCTCCCCGGCTGCGGCTCCGCTGCCTCCTCTGCCAAATCTCAGAGGCGGCGAGCGGCCCGGGAGGAAGACCAAAGACAATTCGATGGCAACGCTCATGAGCGGGATCATGCCGGTGAAGAGCGGGGTGGACAGCATCCTGGCCGCCTGCCAGCAGATCGTGCGCTCGGGGGTGATTCCCGGTGCCGAGCAGGTCTGCGGGCAGATCATTGCCTTGGCCACGGCTTTGCTGCCCATGGCGGCACAACAGGTTCTACAGCCGGGGGCCGGCGGCGGACCCATCGCCCCGGTAGGTGGTGCCGCAGGACCACCACCTCCCGGTCCAGGCATTGGGCCGGTCGCTCCAATGGGAGCCGGACCCGGACCTGCTCCCGCCCCCCCTGTAGGCCCTTAAGGAGACTGTTTCACGTGGAAGTCAACGATCTAATTGCTATGCTGACCGAAGGCTATACGGCTGAGCAGGCCGCTCCCATCAAGGCGGCCATCGAGCGCGAGGCCGTCAAGGCCAAGATCGCAACGCTCAAGGGACAGGCAGAGTTCGATGCCATCGCCGGAGAGCGCCAGCGCTTGGCCGCAGAGCTCGAGGGCGTCAACGGCCAGCCCGGCAGCCGCGCCTACCGCGACTGGTACGACAAAAACTGGGAGCAGGTGCAGGTGAATGACCGCGCCATCCAGGCCTTCGATCAACGCTATGGCAAGGGCGCCTTCGCGCGCGCCGTGGAGGCCAGCGCTGCACCCGCTGCTCCTGCTGCTCCACCTAATGGCGGCGGGGGCACCTACACCGACCAGCAATTGCGGGCGATGATTGCTGACGAGGCCGGCAAATATGTGCGCGATGTCTTCGGTAACCAGTGGTCGAACATCCTGGTCAATACCGGCAACCTGATGCAGAAGCACATGCTGGCGGGCCGTAAGAGTCCCATCGATCTAGATGCGGTCGCGAAGATCGCGAAGGAGCGATACCAGGGCGACCTGATGCTGGCCTACGACGAGTACGACAAGCCCGAGCGGGACAAGGAGCAAAAGGTGGCCGAGGACACCCGCGTCGAGCAGCGGGTCAAGGAGGAATTGCAGAAGCGCGGCGCCCCGTCGCACTTCCCGCGCGGCGCCGACCTCACGCCTTCGGCTCTTTCGGTGCGGACCAAGGCGCAGGTGGACGGATTCGACCGCGCCGCGCTCAAGAACGATCTGGCCAAGACCTGGATGGAGTCCGGGGAGACGGCGGCTTAGAGGAGTCCCAACATGCCTGACATTGCTGATCAGCTTACAGTCACGACGAGACGCTACATCGACACTAATCCTGAGTTGCGTGACTTGGTCTTCAACCATGATCCGACCATGAGCATGATTGGGGAGAACTGTCACGAGGAAGTGGGCGGCGGGCTGAACTGGAACGACAACATCGAGTACGACGTGCAGGACGGCGGCCCTTACTCGAAGGGACAGGACCTGCCGGCGGACCAGCGCCAGATCGAGCAGGCGCTACAGTTCGTTCCGAAATTCAACGTCGTGATGATCCCGTTCTATAAAGAGGACATCCGCGTCTTTAACGTGGCGGGTGATCCGCTGGCGGTGGTCAACCTGGTGACCGAGCGTGTCGATTCCGCCTTCATACAGTTGGGTGCCCAAAGCGCCATCCAGCGCTACATGCAGGGTCAGTCGGCGGGGTTCGTAAAATTCCCGAATGGATTGCTGGAAGCCTCTTCGGATGGCGTCAACCCCGGCTGGGACGGCAACACGTACCCCGTCTACGGCAGCCTGACACGCTCGCTGTACGGCGGACGTATGTTCGCCCCCAAGCCATATAACTTCGCTGGCGGAACCATCACACTGCCGATCATGGAGCAACTCTACCAGAGCGTAAATTTCGGGTCCGGGAAATACGAAGTGAATGTCATCACCACGACTCCCGTTGGCTATGGATTCATCCGAAATAATTACCAGACGCAGCAGCGCTTTCAGAACGTCACCATTGGCAAGGCCGGGTTTCGTGGGCTAGAGTATAACGCCGCAACCATCCTAGCCTCGCGTTATGCTCCCGGCAGCTACCTCATGAACCCGGCCAATTCGGTGGCCTCCATCAACCCGGCCAATGCCGGAGCCGGCGCCACCAACGGCACCAATGACCGGGTGGCGGTCAGGATGATGAACTACGCCGCCGGCAACAACACCACGAATTACCCGGCACCCATCATCATGTGGGGCAACGGGGCTGGTCCGGGAGGAGTGCTCAACAGCGGCTTCGGTGAAACTATCTGGTTCGAGAACATCCGCAAGCCCATGGTTAAGTACCGGACCTCGAAGAGCAAACCGTTCGACGGCTCTCTGGACGATGATGGCTTCATCCCATCGGCTGGCAATACCAAACTGGTAGGCAAAGTGCTGCTGGCGCACAACTGGAGCATCCTGCCGGGGTACGTCACCTACGGACTGAATTTTCAGGGTTAGGAGATCATCATATGGCTCAGGTATACAGGCGCATTTCGAGCCCCTACATGCCCAACGGCACGCCTGATAAAACGAATGCCCCCTCGCCATTCTTTGCGCCCGGAGAACTGGGCGCCGCATTCGCGGATCAGAACACGGGCCTGGAATTCCTGCGGGTAAAGCTCGATCCGGCATCCTCCACCGGCACTGTCGGGGCGGTAACCGTCGGCCAGCTGGCGTACTGGAAGGACAAAGCGAATGCGATTGTGACCAATGACAAGGCGGCATCCGACGTCGGCGCGGCGGGTGCCATCAACCGGGTGGCGGGCGTGTTCATGACGGCGGTCACGGCCACGCCCAATGCCACCGGGCGGGACGGGCAACCGCTCTACTACATGTGCGACATCGTCATCCGGGGCCAGACCAACGTCAGGGCTGGCGGAACGCTTGTAGCTGGCGCACAGGCCATCGCCGACACCACGGCAGCGGTTTCCCAGGCTATCGCTGGAGCCGCTGTCACTACTCCAGCCCCTTCTCAGGTACTGGGAGTATGGCTGTCCGCCACCATCACCAGCGGGCTCGCCCCCATGGATGTCGCTATCGCAGGCGCTGAATAGGAGATCCCATGTCAGCAGCCACCGTGCATGCACCACCTCCCGCGCCTCCGGCTCCTCATCACCCCACTGCGCCAGGCACTCCGGGTCCTCATCAGCCCGCTGGGCCGACCCAGCTGGCTGCGGCCGTGCTGGTCAACGCGACGCAGTCGCAGCGGCACATCATCGGCGACCTGGCAGCGAGGTTCTTCCAGTTCAACGCCAGCACGGCGCTCATTACGCTCAATACGGGCATGTTCGGGATTCTCTTTGTGGGCGTGGAGGTCGGCACAGCGATCACGGCTTTATCCATATCCGGCAGTGTGATCAACTTCACTACCAGCGCCAACAATAACCTGGAGACCGTGATGGTGATCAGCAGGGAGGGCTAGTCAATGGCGAAGAAATGGATTGCGGGCGCGATCAAGCATCCAGGGGCATTACACCGGCAGCTGGGCGTTCCGCAAGGGAAAAAGATTCCCGCCGGCAAGCTGGCCAAGGCCGCCAAGGCTGGCGGTACGCTGGGCCGCAGGGCGCGTCTGGCAGAGACGCTGAAGGGGTTCCATAAATAGTTTTTCGGCTGCCCTTAAGGGCGATAAGGGCGATACAGAAGGCGGGTGAGGCTGGCGGGCCTCTCCCGCCATTTTTATAACAGGTCAATGGACGATTTCAACTCTCTGTCGAACCGATTGCTCGGCCGCTGCCCCTCGGCGGGGATTATTCTCGCGCAACAGTTCGTCAACGATGCTTGGCACGATTTGCAGGCGAGGAGGGAATGGAGCTGGCGCCGGGGCTCCGGCACGATTGCCCCGCCGGACTTAGTGGCGCTGGGCCAGGCTTCGACCAATGTCTCCTCCGGTCAGCCCTTATTGGTGACCGGCACGGGAACCAACTGGGATCCAACGATGGTCGGCCGACAGATCAGGATCGGGGGTCTGCTCTATCCGTTCTACACCATTACTGCGGTGCTCTCGGCCACCCAGTTAATGCTGGATAAGCCTTGGGAGGGCAAGGATGTGACCGGCCTTTCGTACGGCATCCAGAAAATCTATTACGAGGTGCCCAGCGATTTCGCCTATTTCTACACCGTGGTGTCGGTCAAGGACGGCTATCGGCTCTGGCTCAATGTGACGCGGGCGGAAATCGACATGTGGGATCCGCAGCGAACCAACTTCGGGCAGACCTATGCGGTTGCGTTCTTCGACTACACCGCTCTCACGCGCGGCAGCATCTCGCCGGCGATCCCGATCAATCAAAACAACGGCAACATCGCCTCAACCACTACAGCAGGCTATAGCTATCCCGTAGCGGCCACCTATCTGGTCCAGATTTCCACAGGCGGCGCGACGGGGCAGGCGCAGTTCCAGTGGCTGCGGATCGGCAATCTCGGCGGGCTCAGCTTTCCAATGACTACTGAGAGCCAGCCCATCGATCTCTCCGACGGCGTGCAGGTTTTTTTCCCCGCCGATGTGACCTGGAACGCGGGCGAGATGTGGGTCATAAACGGAACTCCGGGGGGAACCTCGGGCGTGCCGCGATATGAATTCTGGCCCGGGCCGACCTTTTCGCTTTATTTGTACCCGTTCGTCTACATAAAAAAAGAGACCGATTTGAGCGTGCAATCGCCGCAGCTTCCGCCCTTCATCGCCAACCGCGGCGAAGTATTGCTGGAGATGGCGCTCGAGAAATGCTCCGAATTCCCGGGCACCGATGCCGATCACCGGAATATCTACTACGATCTGGCGCACGCCCGCTATCACCGCGCCAAGTGGACGGATCTGCTGATCGATCTGGAGCGCAACGACGAGGAGATCGGCATGAGCAATTTGGACTATCAGATTTTCCCGATGTATCCCTCGCCGTGGCTGGACGCGCAATGGCAGCAGCGGCATTCCCCGTTTTTGAACGGATAATTGTTTAGGAGGTCAATCATATGGCAGAAGAGAAGGAAGGCGGCGAGCACGCCTACATGGAGGGCAAGCGCTCCGGACATTTCAAGCTGGACCTGGAGTCGCCGGCCGGCTGCGTATTCTACCCGGAGACGGGCGATGAGGCACCGCCGATAAAGCATTACCCGGCGAGCGGAGGCCTCGGAAAGGGAGTGCACGGGGCCGGGACGATCATCGAAGGCCCAGCAGAGGGTGCTGACCGGACCTACCACAAGTAAGTGGCGCAGCCGTATTCTCAGATCAGCTTTGGGGATTTCATCAGCCAGATCTCCGATCTGATGGACGACCAGTCGCAGCGCTACTGGACCGTCCAGGAGATCACCTTCGCCATCCAGGAAGCGCTCCAATACTGGGCGGCGACGACCCGCTACTGGCGCCAGCGGGCGGCCTTCACGGCCAATCCCAGCCCGGTGCTTTGGGCCGGCAGCGCGCAGTTCATCAACTGGTTCGATCTCTCGCAGCAGTTTCCTGCTCTCAGAAGCCGCGCCATAACGCTCGATCAGGTCGTGCGGGAAATCCAGTTCATGCTGCAGGAAGCCGCCAACGGTCTCTCCGGCAGCGGCATGAGCCAGCAGATCAGCGTGACCTCGATTGTGCGGGCGATTCTGCAGGCGCGCGACCGGTTCGTCCTGGATACGCGGCTACCCATCCTGGACACTTCAGCTCTGGACGATGCCGGCGAAGACGGCGTCTACGCGCTGAACCAGGACATCGTGTTCCTGCACCGGATTGTGTGGCAGGACATCGGCGGCGCTTTCACGGTGCTCTGGCGACAGGATGCCTGGGCCGCCGACCGCGGGCTCACGCTGTGGCCCACCACGCCAGCCGTGCCGTATGCCTATTCGGAAGCGGAGAGCGCACCGCTGGTGGTGCAGCTGATTCCGCCTCCCATCCGGGGAGGCCGAGTCTGGTCCTATTCGGTGCCGTCGATCTTTGCTGGCAACGCTGCGCCGGTGCCATCTGTCACTCTGGGCCTGCCCGATGAGTGGGTTCACGCGGTGAAGTACGGCGCGCTCGCGAAGCTGCTCTCGGCATCCTCGCAGGCAAATGATCCGGAGCGGGCAGAGTATTGCGCGCAGCGCTACAAGCAGTCGGTAGAACTAGCCAAGGGGGCGGCGTCCATCGTCCGTGTGCTGGTGAACAACGTTCCGCTGCCGCTTGACACCATCACCAACATCGACCTGGGCTATCCGAACTGGATGAACGCTTATGGTCCTCCCTTTGCCGGCGCAGCTCTCTACGATATCCTGGCACTCGCTCCCGGCCAGTTGGACAACTCCTATGGCGTAGCCGTGGATGTGGTGCGTAGCGCTCCGCTGCCGCAGAATATGGCGGACTTCATGCCGCTAGGAGAGGAGGATCTGGATCCGGTCAAAGCCTACGCATGTCACATCCTGGCCTTCAAGGATGGCGGGAAGGAGTTCACCAGCACCATGAGCGGCTACGATCAGTTCATGGGACGCGTCCAGGCGCGCACCGACATCAACCGGGCCAAGATCCAGTACCTGGAACCGCTGTTTAACCAACCGCACAAGGAATGGGCGCAGCGGCCTGACCGGCTGGCTCTGGCTCCTCAGGTGCTGGCGGCGCAGGCGCAGGCAGGGTGATCCGATGCCGGATGTCTTTCGCTTGCCCCGGCGCATGGAGTTCAGCGGGATCGATTTCGTCACACCGCTCGACCGCATGCCTCCAGGAGCGCTTCCGTACGCGTTTAACGTGCGCGTTCTGGAAGAGGGGATCCTGGAGGGACGCGCGGGCTATACGCAGTTTCTGCTCTCTCCCGGAGCACCCAACTCGGTTCGGCGCCTGAACGACACCGCCAAGATCTACCGGCCTGAGGGCTTCCTGTACATCGGGGGAGCCGCCACCAATTTATGCGCCGGGACTCCCGGGCCTTCGCCGCCCGGACACTGGGCCATCAAGGACACCGGCTATTCAGGCGATCCGCTTTCGCTGATCCCCTTCCGGCCCGAACAGTCTCCAGGGGCTTGGATGTATGTCTATGATCAGAGCAAGAACACCAAGATGCGGGGCGACGGGCTGGTGCTGCCAATTGGCATTGCCCCGCCTACCCAAGCGCCGGTGATCGAATACGCAACTCCGGCCCAAGTGCTGATCACGGACGGCCAGGATGCGACACCGTGGGTGGCCGACGGCGGAGTGACCGTCATGCCCACGGCTGACCGCACCGGCGGTTCTCTCCCGACCATTGCCGGGGTCGCGTATTTTTCGGGCACTACCGGCTGGGCGCTGATCACGCCCAACTTCGCTGCTGAGTGGCCCGGCGAGCGGATGGGAATGATCCTGGCCAGCGGCGCCGCGAACCAGGAGACCGTCTACGTCCGGGAGATTCATCCGGCTATTCCCGCCACCACCATCGCGGCCATCCAATACGATTCCGGATCAACCGGCCCCTGCTCCATTGTGCTCACCAGCAACGTGCAGCCCATGGAGCGCAACACGCAGATAGTGATCAGCGGCGAGGTGATCCGGGTGCTGGAAGTGGTTCCCAAGCCGGACGCCACCGGCTACTCCATCCGGTGCTCCACCACCGCCACCCATGCCGCAGGGGATCAAGTGCTCGGCCAGATCTCCTGGCTGGTGTACACCACTCTGCATCACGTCGGTGGCGAAAGCGTCACCACGAAGTTTGTGGAGATCACCCAGCCGGCGCCGGTCGCGCCCGCGACTTCTGTGACGGGAGGCGCTCACCTCCAGGCGAACGTGAACGCCTCGCTGGCCAACAACCGGGCCATCGATCCCGCCAACGACTATCTGCACATCAGCGTGTGGCTGGAGTTTCCGCAGAATGTGATGTCGTTTCAAATCCTCGTCAACATGGACGTGCCCTTCAATCCGTCGTTCAGCACTCCCGGCAACTCGTACATCTGGACGATCCCGGCGACCGATCTGCCAGGCGGTGCCTCCACCTGGGGCGAGATCGTGCTGCCGATCTCCTCAGCCGACCGCACCGGCACGGAGCTGGATCTGACCCTGGCGCAGATCAGCGGCATGGCCGTGCAGGTGGAAGGCAGCGGGGCCACCCATTGGGGCTTCGACTGGTGGTACCTGTTCGGTACGTATGGCCCGGTTATACAGCCCAACGCTCCCACGGGGTACCAGTACGGGTCGCGCAACCGTGACGTGACCACGGGGGCCAAATCTGTCCTGAGCCCGCTCACCCGCTACGCGCTGTTTCCCTTGCGGGAGGGCGTCGTCGTCACTCCGCAGACAAGCATGAGCCAGGCGGTGAATACGCTCGACATCTACCGCTTCGGCGGCACGCTCTCGCAGCCTTTCTTTGTCGGCAGCGTTCTGAACACTCCGCCGCCAGCCGCGCCGAGTTCTTTCATCGATACGCTCGATGATGCCACCGTCCTCAAGATCAACCAGCCCGCCGATCCCACGCAGCTGCAGCCGTGGCCCACCCTGGACACCCCTTGGACGGGCGAATGCACGGTGATTGGCACCACGGTGATCTGGACCAAGGGCACGCAGTTCAATACATCGTTGGTTTCGGGCTCGATCATCCTCATCAACGGCGTCGCCTTCCAGACTTACGGACAGCCGCGGAGCGCCACCGTGCTGGAGTTGACGCAGTCAGCGGGCTATCTGGCCAGCGCCAATTTCTCGATCGCTTCGCCCACCCTGGCCGGTCAACCATTGCCATTCGCCTTCGGGGCGCTTGAAGGCCCGTTTGCGCCCGTAATCTTCGCGCTGGGCGATCCGAAGAACGGCGGCACGCTGTACTTCAGCAATTTTTCAGATGCTGATTCGGCTTCCGATGTGAACAGCCTGGAGGTGGTGCCTCCCGGCAATGACCTGGTCTCGGGCGCGGTGTGGCATGGCATGGCCTTCTGTGGCAACCGGGATGAGATCTTCGTGGTGCGCTACAGTTACCTCACCACGCTCGGAGTGTCGCCTGCCGCCTCCGGCGTCCCGACCTATCAGTGGAATAAGATCTCCGCACCCTCGGGAATCTGGTCGCGCTGGGCCTGCGCGGCCTGTCCGCTGGGAGTCGCCTACCTGGGAAGAGACGGCATCTATATCGCGACCGAGACTCAGGCCGTCAACATCACTGACGAAAAACTCTATGGCCTGTTCCCGCACGACGGCGTGGCCGCCAAGCCGCTTCTTGCTGGCCCCAATGTAGTGGGCGGGTCCAACACGATCTGGCCGGTGGACATGACCAAGGTAAATTACCTGCGGCTTTCCTACTGCGATGAGTCTCTGCGCTTTTCTTATGTTGATACCCAGTTGAATTTAAATACGCTGATCTTTCAGATTCCCAGGAAAAGATGGCTGATCAACAATTTCACGGGCGGCATCGGGGCGTCCTATTTGACGGAGGGCAATCCTTCCGGGCCTCTTGACCAGGAGATCCTGATGCTCCAGTTCGGTAATTATGCCATCGCCAAGGAGGGCGGCAACAGCGACAACGGTGCCGATATCAATTCGGTGATATTGACCCCGTCAGACGACGGAGGCGATGAGCGGGCGCAAAAACTGTACGTCGATCTGATGGTGCAAGCGGACGGCGAGGGCGTGGTCAATCTGGCACTGTCCTACGACAACGCCACGTCCTTCTCCCAAGCCTCCTCCTTCACCGTGACGGGCGGCACCGGGGCGGTTGGGCAGTTCCTCACAAACATTGACAGCCTGGCTGATCTCTCCCTCCATCGAAACGTGGGGGTGAAGCTGGACTGGACGGGTGGACCCGACGGTCCCCGCATCTACGCAGTCGAGGCGACGGGCTTTATGCAGCCTTACCTGACCAGCCGCTTCGTGACGCAGTTCATCCCGTTTTCGTTCCCCGGTTTTAAGCAAATCAGACGTTTTTATCCGGCATTGATCTCGACGGGTGATGTCCTGTTCACCATTCAGACGCAGGACGGCCGCACCTTTGGCCCGTACCTCATCCCGTCCACCAACGGGCAGTACCGGAACGTGCCCATGATTGCGGATCACGGCTGCAAGGACCTTTCGTTTGCGCTGCAGCTGGACGGAGGCAGCCCGTTCGCCTTCTTTCCCGCCGATTTCGTGGCTGAGGTGAAGGAATGGACGGAACAAAGCTATATCCGCCTAGCGGTTTTTAAGGCTTAGACGACGATGGCTACCGCCCCGAGGACTCCACTCCCGTTCAGCCGGCTATTCAGCCCTGATCCGCAGACGCAGTTGATCGTGACGGATCTGTACAACAAGCTGGCGCAGCTACAGGCTGAGATCCAATCGATTGAGACCGGCACCGCCGTGACGGCCGGCCCGGCCGCAGGTCCGGTGGGCACTGTTAGATACGCGAGCCGGATCATAACTTCGGCGCAGCAGATCGCCATACCGGCCACCGACATGATTATCGACATCGCACACGTGACGCTGCCGCCGGGTCAGTGGGATCTGAACGGGGAGGTCTGGGTGGTCGTCACTTCCGGCACCCCGAACATTGACCGCATCGCCGCGTCCATTTCGCCGCACAGCGCGAGCGCACCGGCCGATCCGGCGGACGGACTCGCGGTCAACGCGCAGGAGCCGCAGCAGCCCAGCGCGGGCGGCCGGGCGCGAATCGGCCACGTGCTGCCGCTGGCCATGCTGCGTGCGAATGTCAAGGTAAGGACTGACTACTTCCTGAGCGTGATGGTTAGCTGGAGCAAAGGGGGTGCCTTCGCCGCCTACGGGAAAATCGCCGGACGCCTGTTTTCCAGTTGATGGATAATCGGCCTATGGAATTCCTGCCCCGGCAACCTGAGAACGAGATCCGGGAACTGACCCCGGAGGAGATCCGGACGCTGGAGCATCACTTCACCGAGCGCGGAGTATCGCTACCTGATCGAGCGACCAGCACATTCGTGGGGGCCGTCCGGGACGGGCGCGTGGTCGCGTTCCAATGCCTGCAGTTGCGGCTGCATGTCGATCCCATGGTGATCGAGCCGGGCTATTCTCATCTCTTCCGGGCGCTCTGCCGGGCAACTGAAGAACTGATTCTTCGTAAATGCGGACCTCAGGTGGTCTACATTTTCGTCGAGCCTGGCCGGGTACAGGAACTGGCTGAAGCGATGGGAATGACGGAAGAGCCGTGGCGGGTGATGTCGAGGGTGATCAAGCCTCCGGAACCGCAGCCTCTGATAGGCTTGGATGGTCTGGCAAGAGTTGAGGAGGAGGCCGCGCAGTGAGCTTCGGGACACCCGGCGGCGTGAAGACGGCGCAGAATAATCTCGCGGGGACATCCAACCTGGCCCTGAACACCACTTACCCCGCAGCGCTCAATCAGCTATTTCCACTGGCAACGAACCAGTTGTTCCCCTCTGTCATGGCAGGCGGCAGGCAGTTTCTGGGAGCAGGGATGCAGAACCTGCAGCCGGGGGTGAATTTCTTCAACACCATGCTGGGCGGGAATGCCGCGAATACAGCGGCTGCCCTGGCCCCTTCCATCAATCAGACCCTGCAGGGAATCGACGCAGCCCGGACGGCAGCGGCGGGCTTAACGCCCCGCGGCGGCGGCCGGTTCGGTAGCCTATACGGCCTCTCCTTCGCGCCGCAGGCGCAGGTTCAGAACTTGTTCAACCAGGCACGGCTGCAAGCGGCCCAGACGCTACCGGGAATCGGATTGCAACAGGCGGGCCTCGGTGCCAACCTGTTCGGCCTGGGCGCTCCTGCCATAGGGGCGGGCACCGGAGCTCTGGGAGCGGGCACTGGGGCTCTCCAGGCGGCCACCGGAGCCAATGTGGACATGGCACAAATAGCGCAGGCGCAGCAGGCGGCGACCAACAGAATGTGGCAGAGTCTGGGACAAGGAATCCTGGGCTTGGCGACTCTACCCTTCGGAGGCGGGGCTGCTGCCGGTGGGCTGCTGGGCCTTATAGGCCAAGGAGGCGGGGGCGGCGGCGGTTTCACAGGACTGAATCCAAACCCGAACCTCTACGGCGGTTAATCCATGGGCGGTTTTGCAGCACTGGCGGGTCTGTTAGGCGGCGCGGGGCAGGCGGCCCAGCAGTACGGCCAGCAGATCCGCGGAATCCTGGAGCAGCAACGGGAGGGCTTCGCCAACCTGATGCAGAACATGGCCCAGACGGAGACCAATCCGGATTTTAAATGGCAACTCGTATCCCTTGCCGCTGACACGCTTTCGAACGTTCCGCTCCACCGGCTTATGCCCAAGGCACAGAGGGTTTTACAGGGAATATCTCAAGCCAATCTGGCAGGTGCCCAAGCTGGCGGGTTCGGTGGCGGTGCTCCCATACCGACTACGGAGCCAGCGCGTCCAACACCTCCTGGCTGGACTCCCGGTAGGCCTGCTCCAGCAGCGCAAGTGGACACATCTCCCGTTCAGCCCCAGTCTGTGACGCAGCCGGGAGGAGCACTGGGGTTACCGGTTACTCCTCCTGAGCCGCCAACGTACGTAACCCCGCCTCAATTCCAGCCGGCACCGCCTGCAGCGGCGGCACAAGCGGTGTCGGGGGGCATTCAGCCGGTAACCTCAACCGCTCCCGCGACGGCGGGAGGCACCGCCGCGCCCCAGAGCGTGGGAGAGTTCGAGACCCGGGCTGCGCAGGGAACCCTGCCCACCCCACAGGAGGTGATATCCAGTCTGAATCTACCCAAGCTCCGCACCACACAGGATATCTTGAACACGTATGCGCAGATCCCCGCATGGCGTACGCGTGAAGGACGCGCTGCGCTGGAGCCGTCGCTCCGAGTGGAGGTCCAACAGAACGAAGAGTTGCGGCGGACTCAGCAGCAACTACTGACTGATATTGCCGTCAAGCAGGCGGGTCTCCGAGCGATGATGGCCCATCGGGAACTGTGGGACCGCGCTCCAGAGTTCTACAAGCTGGATCTCATCGCAGGGGCCTATGGGATACGGGAACCGAACTTTGCAGCCTCCTGGGCGCGGCAACAGCCAATAGTCACCAACGCGGATGGGAAAGATTGGCAGAATGCCAGAGATGTCACGACCGGCGGACGTCCCAAACCAGGGCAGAACGGCGAAGTCACCCGTGATCTCGTGACCGGAGAATATCTGTTCAATCCCAGGCAGGCACCCCTAATCACGGTGGAGGGTGCTGGCGGGGAAATAGGGCGGTACCCAGCGTACCAGCCGGGTCCAATTACAGGACTCCCCTTTCAGCCAGTGCCCCCTTCCTTTAACCGAATAATTCAGACGCCGATGGAGACCGGCAGACTGGGACTAGGAACGGCCGGACAACTGCTCGGAGGAGCCGCTCCGCGCGAAGTCGTCGGCAGCTTCAGGCCAGGAGTACTCGGGAGCACACGTACAGAAATCCGGACCGTCAACTATTTTGACCCCGTCACTGGTGAGACAAAGATCCGCTTGCAACCGGTCCAAGTAGCAGCCACTCCGATACTGCCGGGCCAGCTGCGCGGCACTCCCTTCTACAGTCCTGAAGCCGCCCCGGCTGCGGCCCCGCAGGTACCGCCGGGCGCACCGTCGGGCGCACCGCTCAGTCCGCCGCGCCCATCAGCGCCATCCAGGCCGCAGGCGCGCACGGGAGGAGCCATGGAGTTCCTCAAACCGCCGACGGCGCAGCTCCAGGCGATGCGCGAGCAGGCCCCAGGAGTGATTGAGCTGGCCGATCAGGTTCTGAGAGATCTGCAGGACGAAAACTTTCTTGGTCCCGTCCGCAGCCGATGGAGGAATTTCTGGCAGCACAAGGTCGGAGCGAAAGATCCAGATTTCGCGGGCCTACGGCTCGACGCCGGACTGCTGACTACTCTGCTGGCCAAAATGCACGTAGGCCTCCGCGCAAACCAGGAGTTGCGCGACGAGTTCGATAGCATGGTCGGCGCCGGCTATAACGATCCCGATAACATGATTGAAGCTCTGAGTCACATCAAACGATATGCCCGGCAGGTCATGAACCAGGGGCCAGCGAGGTTCGCTGGTCCGGAGACCCAGCAGCCTGGGGCAGGTGCAGCTGCACAGACTCCCGCCGGCGCAGTTGCGCCGGGAGCCGCTGGCATGATTCACGTCAGACTCAGCAAGAACGCGATAGTGCTTGACCGCGACGGTAAAAGCACAGTAATACCGGCCGGCACGCCGCTCAAAATTCCGGAGAGCCAGTTCGACCCGGACAAGCACATCAGGATAAAGTAATGCCGCAATCCAAAGGCCTGAATAGTTTCGTCATGGATTATCCTTACGTTCTGGACGCCGCGTCAGTGAAGGAACCTGCAAGCACTGCGCCTCCCGGGACGATAACTATTCCCTCCGTCCGGCCTGAATATATCCCGCCACCGACCGGAGTCGAGACTCCTAGAGGTTCCCCCTTCGTAGGCCCGGTGCTGCCACCAGCGATAGAAGATCGCTATGAACCCATCGGGGCACGCGGTCTTTCCCCTTCGGATTTCCCCTATTTCGTGAGGCCGCTGACGACACCGCTGCTGGCCTCCAGGGCACCACTGCTCGGTCCGCTGATGAACTGGCTGGACGTGAACTATTGGCATCCAGGGGCACAGCAGGCAGGCCTGGGATTCCAGCAGATAGTAGGCACCGACGAGGTGCCGAGGCAGACCGTGCGCGGCCTGACCAACGTCATCGGGGGCGGCGCCGAGTATCTCAAGCCTCTGGCAGCCGGGGCGACGGCAGCTGGCACCGCAGTTGGCGGTTTAGGGGTGCTGGGAAAGGCTGGCTTGGGCTACGGAGCCGCCACCACCTTAGGCCCCGGGGCACAAGTCCTGGCGCGGGATCTGGGTTTATCTGAGGACGAAGCCCACCTCGTGGGACAGTTGACAGCCATAGCTGCCGGATGGGGGGCTTCCCGGGCGCAAGTGATGGACGCCATCTTCAAGAACATACCCAGGCTCGCCACCCATGCGATCAAGGGGCCACTGGGCGTGCTGGTAGATGCTCTCATGGGCAGGGCAACCACAGCACCGCCGGCGGCGGGAGGCGCACCTCCACCATCAGCATCAGCGCCCCGGTCGCCTACGCCCCGGCCTACTGCCCCAGGGCGGGTAGCGCCTGTGTCTGGTGCCGTGCCCTTCGGTACAACGGGTGTCCCTGTACCGCCAGCGACACCGCCGCCAGCGACGGCAACCGTCGGGGCTGCTCCGCTCGGTACAGTGGGCACGCCTGGGCCGGTGACACGGATGCCCGCACCGCCGACATCGACGTCTGGCTACGCGCCTACCGGCACAACAGGCTGGGGAGTACCGGCACCCGCAGAGGCCGCTGCGCCGCCGGTCCAGACACCCGCGCCCGAACCGACACCCGCGCCAGCGCCTGAACCGATACCGAAGCCGACACCAAAACCGCCGGCGAAACCCGAAGGAGGAGTAACCGTGCCAGCAGGAACGGAGGGAGTCGATTGGGTCAAGGAGGGAAACAAATACTTCACTACCAGAGAGTTGGACAATATGGGCCACGGCAAGGGTCGGGATGCGAATGTAGCCGAGAAGTATCCTGGCGATCCCAACGCATCGCTAGCTGGCAAAAGCGCCCACGACAACCTCTCAAGAGCCGCCAAGTCCAACTTCGACACCGGCCGTGGAGGAGTGGCCGTCACCTCTTGGAGCCATCTGATGGCTGATCAGAAGATGAAGATTATCAGGTGGATGGACGAGCACCCCAATCAGATACCGGAGAACGGGGAATTGCGAGAAGCAAAAGCAAAATGATCCGTCACCGTTACTGGTAGATCTTGGTGGGCAGCTGGAGTTTAGGGGTTGGATTGTCCGCAAACCATTGGTTGAGGAATTCTGAGACCGCATCATAAATCGTCCGGCGGCTATCGACTGCCGTCAGCGGGCACGTGCACGGGCTACTAGCCGTCACTCTCCATACCGTCGCCCATACCCGCGTCGAACCGCGATCCAGCGTTGCGGGTTCAATCAAGGTGAGATCCATCCCTCCCCAACGAGTAACGTTTAGCGTGAGCATAGCCAGATCCGATTCGCGGACTTGGATTCCTGCCTGACGGATTCGCAGTTCTATTTCTGTGCGAAGCGTGTTATCCAGGAATCTATTGGTACCGTCCTCCTCATTGCTGTAAATAACATGTACGCCCAACGAACTCAGTCCTTTCAGGCTATTCGCTTTATTTGCGTTGGACACCTGCTGACCCTGCTGGCCGTCGAGGGCTCCAGCCATGATCAGAAGCGCAAAGAGAATCATCGTCGTTTTTCTTGCCATTTTCCTCTCTCCCTACTGCTGCTCCCCTCCGTTGCGCGTCCACTCCTCGATGAACGCCTTCATAGCGGCCACCAATGCCAGTTCCACACGCGCCAGCCGTTTTTCGTTGTCTGCGTGCCGTTTTTCGTTGTCTGCGTGGATGGACGCCAGCAGCTCCACTGACTGCGTCAGCGCCTCGATCCGTTCATCGATGTTCATGCGGCCTCCCCGGGGTTCTCATGATCTTGCGCCCATGCCTTAAGCACGCCAGCCAGCATGTCCAGATAGCGGCTGGAGCGTTCATTCCTCAGTTGTTCACGAGCCAGCAAATCGCGGGCAGACGCAGCCAGCATCTCAACGGATTCCGCCAGCGCCTTGTGCTTGGCCGTCCAGTAATCGTGGTCTGCCTTTAGCTGCTCCATTTCTTCGTTGGTCATTGCTTCTGGTTCCTCAATGAAATCGGCATTTATCTCTTCGGCTTGGGCGGCTTTCTGAGTCTCGCCTCATGGCTGTTCAGGCGTTTCTCATGGGCCACGGCGATGCGCTCCAGGCTCTTCAGCGACTGCTTCAGATCCTGCACTTCAATCGCGCTTTTCTTCTGGGCCAGCTGTATTTGCTTGGCGAGTTTCCAGTTTTCCGCCTGGGCTTTCGCCTGGGCCTTCTGCAGGCGTACGGTCTCCACGGTTTGCGTGGCGATCATCCGCATCATTTCCGCCACTTGCTCGAGCCGTTGTTCAAACGTCATTCTCAAACCCGACGCCATTATAGCGTAGTCGCGACGCCGCGACGACTACTTCGCCACAAGGGGCATTTCGGGGGCTCCTCCGAGAGGCCCCCCAATGCCGTAAGACGCCTTAATGGTTATCAGTGGATGTGGAACTCGCCGTATGCATCACTTGCGATTGCGACGCGGGATAACTAGGAGGTCCCTCGCTTGGGTCGCACTGAATCGGACCAACGAAACCCGGCGGCGCGACAATCGACGCACACAGCGGAAGAGCATCGGCTTTTGTGGTAGGGCGACATGGATACGTACCGAAAACATCGCCGCAAGCCGGCGGAAGAACTTGCGCTAGCGCAAGCGCACCCAGCAACACGAGCAGCGTGAACAGAGGTTTCATGCGTTGATTCTCCTTTGCGTTGGTGAGGCGGCTAGCGGGCCGGTAAACTGGTAGGTAGATCTCATGGGGCGCTTATACCGCCTCTGGGGTTCAGGCCCGGGCCGCTGTTACTGCAGCCGCCCGGGCCGCAGGTATAGTCTAGCACCGAGCGGACGGGAATCAAGGGATTAGGGGTGAAACGCCGCAGTGGTGAAGTGGTCGAAACGACGTCCTGGTTACGCTATAATGGCGTCACCATGAACGAGATTCTCTTTGCAGTCATCGTATTCGCGAATCTCTACATGGTTTCTATCGCTGAGCTTGGCGACCGTCTGGGAATGGCGATTTTGCTCATCCTGGCATATCTGGCGATATTGATTGAGCAGTGCCTGACGCGGGCCAAGGCGAGCCGGTGCAAGACAGAAAACCAAACCGTATTAAGCGAGCGAGCCGAATTGGAGGAGAGCACCGAAGGGCATGAGCGAGCCGTGCCCATGGAGGGAACCGTATTGGAAGAGCGAGCCGCCGCCTTAAGCGAGAGAACCGTGTGTCATGAGCGCGCCGTGACACCAGAGAGAACCGTGCAGAGCGAGCGAGCCGAATCTCAAGAGCGGGACCGCACTGGTAGAGCGAGCCGAGGAATCCGAGAGAACCGTCTCCCGGGAGCGAGCCGAAGATATTGAGAGAACCGCAACACAGGAGCGCGCCGACTGCCAAGAGAGAACCGAGGCGCCTGAGCGAGCCGGACGACAAGGAGACCTGAAATCCGGGAGCGAGCCGGAGCACCAGAGGGAACCGGTGAAGCAGAGCGAGCCTGATGGTAAAGAGAGTACCGTACGACCGGAGCGAGCCGCAGATCCCCGAGAGAACCGTTGGCTGAGAGCGAGCCGAGCGGAGAGAACCGTATTCAATGAGCGAGCCGATGTTCCCCCAGAGCGAGCCGTACCATGTGAGAGAACCGTGGTTATGAAGCGAGCCGATAAATACGAGAGAACCGTCAAATATGAGCGGAAAAATCGAACAATCCAAACCACCGGGCGTAAGCGCCGAAGCCGTCGAGCGGCTTTCGCGGGACCTGCGCAACGCGGCCAAGACCATGGGGGTCCGGGAGGCCAGATATTTTGTGGACTCCTATTATGACCTTCAGGACTACCGGATCGCCACCGCAAACCAACAGCGAAAACTGCTCGAGGGCGCGCAGCCAAGCCAATTCATCGAATGGCTGAACAAAAATCTGGCGACGCTGGAAGACCAGATCCGGGCCATGTTAGACAAGTGGTCTGGCAACCAGCCGATGGGGATCTGGGCGCGCAATTGCGTGGGCATCGGGCCAGTAATCAGCGCAGGATTACTGGCCAATATCGACATCGCCAAGGCCCCCACCGTGGGGCATATCTGGCGATTCGCCGGCCTCGATCCCACGCAGAAATGGCAGAAGGGCAAGAAGCGGCCGTGGAATGCCTCCCTGAAGCGGCTGTGCTGGATCATGGGAGAGAGCTTCGTGAAGGTATCCGGCCATCAGAAAGACATCTACGGGAAAATCTATCTCGAGCGCAAGGAGTACGAGAAGCAGCGAAACGACACGGGCCAGCTTGCGGCGCAGGCGCACGAGCGCATCGCCCGCGACCGGGCCGCCAAGCGCAAGCTCGATGCGGATCTGGTGAAACTGCTCGAGGGCGGCAAGCTCCCGCAGATGGCACTGCATGAGCGGGCGAAACGCTATGCGGTGAAGCTATTTCTTTCGCACTGGTTCGAGGAAGCCTATCGCTTGCACCACGGCACGGAGCCGCCGAAGCCATACCCCATCGCGCACCTCGGGCATGCGCATTACGTCGCCGGCCCTGGTGCTTAAGTAGACTGCTCCACCCGTGCGGCCCATTCCCGAAGCTTGGCGGCGATCTTTTCGATCTGGGCGCGGGTAGGCCTCTTGGACGCCCATTCCCGGAGCCTGGCGGTGCTGTTTTCGATCTGGGCGCGGCTGGGCTTCTTGTGGCGCTTGGGTGCTGTCACTGCATGCCCCATTCGGTGGCCCAGATTTCGTCCTCGCCGGGACGGGAGATGAGCCGCTGCAGCCACATGCGCGGCGGGTAGAACATAAACGCTGGCTGCGACCAGATGCGGTAGGTCTGGCCGTAGAAGGAGCCGCGCCAGTGCTCCCCGTGAAAAATCATTTGCGGAGCCGGCCGGCCTTGAGGTCCTGCTGGTGCTGCTTCTCCATCTGGAGGCCCTTGCGGGTGACTTTCGAGCCGCGCATGGCTCCGATCTTGTTCAGGGTCCCGTAGACCGCGCGGGGATTCCCCGGGTACTCCTTCTTCAGCTTCTCTTCGAGAAATATCGGCACCGTGAGGCTCCTTCATGGTCTGATTCTCTTGTGTCCCGGCCAGCCGCGGGCGCGCAGTTCCCGCTCGATTTCGATTCTCAGGTGGGAGCGGGGGGCCTTGTCGATGCCGTAGGCGATCTGCTGCACGAAGCGCGGGTTGACGGCGAAGGCGACGGCGATCTCGCTGAAGGCGCCGTAGTGCTGCTCGAGCCACTTCCGTACGATCAAGTCGTCCGGCGAGCGGGCCGTGGCGGGTGCGAATCGGTGGTCGCTCACAGTGGCAGTTTAGCACCGTGTGCTGGTAAGCTACGGGGCATGCAGGCACAGCAGGCACAGATAAACGGGGTGATTCCGCGCCCCCAGGTGAACCGGGCGATTGTGGCACGCCCCCACGCGCAGAAGCTCTACTTCGCCGGCGAGTTCATCAATATGCACCATCTGGCCATCCGCATGAAGGTCACGGTGGGCTTCGTAAGCCAGGTCTTCGGCGGCACCCGCAACCCGGGCATCCCGCTGGCCAAAAAAATGGCCCGGGAGTTCGGCGTGGACGTCTGGGATTTCCTGCGCATGCTCGAGGAGTACGTCGAGATCCGGCGCGAGGAGCAGGCCGGCAACCTGGGCTCCAGAATCACTCCCCTGTAGTGCGCTTGAGGGCGGCTTTCTATCACGGGTCGGGAAAAAGCCTAAGTGGAAAAGGCACACAAGAAGCCTGAGTAAGAATGGCAACAGTAGTTATAACTTTTCTCTTGCATAAGTGTAAGTAGCCGTATATATTATGGCAAATTGTCAGTTTCTGGTCCGTCCCAATAGGGGGAGATGGGCTTGGTTGAGCGGCCGTTTCTGAGGAGGAGGCGGCCATGCATAAAGGCAAGAGATAATGAATGCCCGCCCACCCCCTTAGTAATTCCCACTAACTGAACATATCCATCCGCCTCCCCCGCTTGGCGCTCCTCGCATAACATCGCGATAGCGTCAAGAGAGCACCGTCTCTATGTTGCGATGACGTTGTGGCGACGTCGAGACGACGCTAACGCGTTGACCCGTAAAGATTTAGCTTGACAGCGCGCCGCCCTGCGGACTATTATTGTTCTCGCAACGCGTTGTTGGCGGCGCGAAGGCGCCCACTGGTCAACGGGCGGGGCCAATCCCAAGGTGTGGAGCAACGCGACAGGTGTCTTTGCTATGGCGAAATCGAGTTCTGTTCTTATACCGGCCGCCACCTCAGAGGAAAAACGTTTGGGGGTGACGGTCAGCGCGGAGGTTTATCGCTGGTGGATGGACCACGTGCATGACATTAAGCGGCGGGAAAGCCTCAGGGAGTTCTCCCTGGCCTCTCTGCTCAGCCGAATCGCCGATGCCGATGCTTACGATTTTGGGCTGGAGGCCATCGCGAGATACAAAAGGCAGGCCGCTATCGAGGACGGCGGTGCGCGGAGGAAGCGGCGTGCAAGTTAAGCGCAAGGGCGATCCTCCGCCGCTCGGCTACCTCTGCGAGCGGTGCCGTGTAGTGCGGGGCGTACAGTTCGTAGACAACCGGTGGCTATGCGAGATCTGCGCACGGCTGTATTTCATGGAACTGGAGCTCTGCGGGTGACGCATGATCGACCACGAGATCCGGCGCAGGGGCTTGGGCGGTTCTGACATCGGGGCCGTATTCGGCCTGGACCACTACCGCGATGCCTTCGACGTCTGGGCGGAGAAGAAGGGGAATTCCGGGCCACCTCTGCCGCCCACGCTGTCTCAAAAGATCGGGATCGAGTTCCAGTCGGCGCTGCTCGCCGTGTACGCCTATATGACGGGCCACGAGGTCGAGGAGGTAGACGAGACCTTCACGCTGGCCGAACAGCCGTGGATGGTGTACTCTCCGGACGCGCTGTGCAAGGACGAACGCCGCGGCGTAGATGCCAAAGTAGTTTCTGGCGAGCGCCGGCATGAATGGGGCGAGGATGCCAGCGACATTCCGTATTCAGTCCAACTCCAAGCGGCGTGGTATATGGCCTGTCTGGGCTACCCGGCTTGGGACATCATCGCGCTGGTAGCGGGTCATCCCCGCATCTACAGCCTCACGCGCGACTGTGAGTTGGAGTCGATGATGGTGGCGCGGGCGAAGGAGTGGTGGGATCGCTTCATGGTTGGTGATGAGCGGCCGGCCATGGGCGGCGGCGACGGCGCGGCGCGCTGGCTGGAGCGGACCTTCCCGAGCCACAAGCGGCCGGACATGCGGGTGGCGACCGAGGAGGAAATCCTCTGGCTGGAGGATTACGCCAAGGTGCGGCTGCTCGAGAAGACCTGCGAGCACCAGCGGGACGAACTGGAGAACCGGTTGAAGTTCGCCGTCGGCACGCGCGAAGGTCTGGCCTGGTCTGGCGGTAAGTTCACGTGGCGTAAGTCACGGGACTCAAAAATAACTGACTGGCAATCGCTCGCGCTTGGCCTCTTAAATCAGTATGTCAAGGAGGAGGGAAAGTCAAGGGAGTTAGTTGAATTCTATACGAGAGTTATACCAGGGTCACGTCGTATTTGGTTTAGTGCTGAGGCTTGAAGGAGAAAGGAAAAAAATGGCGACTAAAAAAGAGGAGGCGTCAGTCCAGGTGGTCATTGCCCGGCCTGACATGCGACAAGCGCAATTCCGGTTCGTCGGCAGCGAACCCCTGGCGTGCTGCCGGCTAACATCGAATAAGTCGAAGGGAGCAACATGGCAGACAATCAGCAGCAAATCATCAAGGCCGGAAGCGGAGGCACAATCACGATGCGGTCAGATCTCGCCGAAGAGGTCTCCGCCACCGCCGATTTAAGTCCCACGGCGGCCGCCGCAGCAGCCCGGGCGGAAATCGAAGCCGGCGTCCTTTCGGCGCGCAAATGGCCGCGCGACGAGGATACCTTTCGGCAGCTAGTTTTGAAGACCTGTCGGCGCCCAGGCTTTGCCAACAGCGCTCTGTACCACAAGCCCGTAGGCCGGAAGAAAAACGCACAGGGGCAGTGGGAGGAGGT